CCTTAAGACCGGCTACAATGTCTAGACGACGACGTGCCTCTTCTCGATAAAAATGTACATAAAGTGGGTTACGAGCTAGAGTATCTTCAGGAAGAGTGGCAAGTAACTTAAAGGCTTGATTAACAAATCTTTTTATCACATTTTCAGACTTGTTAAAGAATGTTTCTTCTAGCAAGTGACCGTGAATAATTGGCAGGTCTGTTGGATCCTTGAAAGTTGATCGTAGATCTTCTGGTGTAATATCAGATAACTTGGCACGCAAGTTTGAAGATACAGGTAGATATGTATCAAAATAGTCGCTAATGCGAGTTACGTATTCAGCCACTCCATCCGAAGGAATAGATAAACGTGAACGTAAATCACGGCCTTCAGATGATGTCTTAAGCCATTTAGCAATATCGTCAATAGTCTCACCGCGAACGAGTTTCTTTACAACGGCTGAGTTACCAAACTGTTGACGCAGAGTTTGCGCCCATTGTTCAAAGTAACCTGGATCAGTAGGGCGAATAGCACCAATACCTTTTGATGCAAGTTTGCGTGTGTACATATCAGTATTGCTATCAACCATACGCTCAAATGAGTTGGCAGATGAAGCAATTCTACGGAACATATCTCCTAATGGGCCACCAAAGGCATCATCGAGAATATATGTTTGACCGTCAGATGTAGTCACCTTAAAAGATCCGGTGCCAATACGATCTTTAGGCTTTGCCTTTTTAGACTTATTAAGAGCATTTGTATAGTTCTCGTATACAGCAAGTTTTTCTTCCTGTAGCAACTTCAGTGTGTTGACTTCACCCATAAGATCTGTGTCATCTGGCTTAAGAGATAACTTAGTCTCAGCTGCGCCAATCTTACCTTTGAGTTCTTCTAGTTCACGAATTAAAGATGTACTTGCTTTTTGAACTCCAGCAAATGTCATACCTGAATCAATAGGAAGATACTTATCAACTAGGCGAGCAGGTGTTCGCACGGTGTTATTAACAATATTTTTGATTCCTGGACCTAGGTGGCGCAGGCTTGCCATAGCACCAACGGAGGCTGCAATACGAAGTTGTGAATCAATAGCGTTACGTTGGGTGTAGCCAAGGCGGAGCAATGCTCCAGCCTTAAAAGCATCCTGAAGGATATCTGCATAATTAAATAGTTGATCTTTGCGACGACCAACAAAAGCGTTAATAGTATTAACGTTGCGCTTAAGCAATCTATCCATTAGATCAAAATCCATTAATGGTAGATAGTTAGCACTTTGTGATTCCAGTTGCTGTACCGTAACAATACTGCCATCTGTATCCACCATAAAGCCACGATCTTGAATTGACTTCAGGGCAGAGGTGCGAGCAGCCTTGTAATCGTTGTAAAGTTTATTTGCTGCTTTTTCTGAAACACCGTGCTTATTAGCAATAGCGCGTAGCGCTGTTCCTTCAAGGTTTTGAACTGCAATAAAACGTTCTTCTGGAGTAGCAGCGGCAATATAACTATTAAGCAGTCCGTTTGACTGCTCTTGGTCAAGTACACCAATACGTCTGAACTTGCTTGGAGTTCCAGCGATAGCATCGCTTGGCCCTAGACGATCTAGTGTTGCAATGACTTCACGGTATGAATCAGCATCGTTGAAGTCAACAAGTCCTGCAGGGCGTTCTCCGGCTAGCCAAGACACTTTCTGGTATAGACGGTGGAATGGAGTTGGCTGGTAAACATCAATCTTTGCAGATCCAACTTTTTTATCATAAAACTTAATAGCACGTGCTTTCGCTACGAAATCTTCTGCCTGCTGTAGCCCCTTACCAGTTGTACGGGTAAGTGAACCGCCGCCTTCGCCAACTTGCATTAACTTAGCAAAGTACTTATCTGATGCTATTAAAGATGTGTAGTTATCCTGTGCCTGCTTGATAACTGCAGGGTTGTCGTTAAGAAACGGCAACATCCCGCTTTCATCAGGGGCAGCAAATAACTTAAATTCAGTAACTGCATCTAAATCACCACGTGCTGTTTCTAAAGCATCTGTAATGTAAGCACGCTGTAAGCGTAGTTCATCCATTGCTGCAGGATCTGCTAAAGCAGAACGCAAGATAAGTGCTGTTTCGTCACGGTCTACTGAATCACCTAGCAGGTGTGCAAGTAGTCCGGGATTAGATGAGGACTTAACCATTGGATGGCTTAGTGCGTAAGTAGAATCGTTCTTAGTAAAGTCATCGAGAACTTTAGTAAAGCGGTTATTAACGCCATATTGAGCCTTAGTAACATCTTCTGCAGCCTTGGCTACTACATTAGCATTGGTTAATTTACCAACTCCTAATGCGCTTGCCTTTGTTACCTTAGCAACTTTACCAGCTGCAAGAGTTACATCGCCAAAGAATTGTGCTACTAGATCTGTGCCGCCAGATAACCCTTTACCCCAAGCGCTTTTCTTAAATGCTGCATCGCGTTGAGCAGGATCATAAATATTAAACTTTGGATCATACGATGAGCGACCTGCGCCCACGATTGCTTGACCTATTGAAACATCTTGTGCGCCCTTGTAGGCTTTACGCCATAGATTAGGATCAAAGTATAGAAGTTCTGGAAGAAGTGGGGCAGTGCCTTCAAGAGTCTTTTTCTTTATTTCCGCTTCTGCCAAAACAAATGTTGTAAGTGGCTCACGGATATATTCTTGGTTAATATAACTAATACGCTCAAGTGCTGGTTGAACACCAGGAACCTTCATAATAGCGCCAGCAGCAGATGCTAAAGGCTTAACAATATCCTTGCCTTCTGTTTCTGAAGCAGTCTTAAACGGTTGAATGAAGCCATTGTATTCTTCAGCGTCGTTCCAAGCAGCAGTTCCTACATCCCAAGCAAAACGTGCTGCGCTTCCAACACCGCCAGCAACTTCTCCACCCCATTTAGCAAGGTTGGTTACAGGACTTGCTACCGTCTTACCTACTGTTGTAGCAATATCACCAATTCTGTTCCATAAACTCACAGGCTATCCCATAACTGACGGATCGCTGCACGTGTTTCTGGCGAAGTGTTTGGTTGATCTGCAATAAAGTTAAGTACTGGCTTGTATGCAGTAATAGATGCAATAAAGTTTGTGTCATCTGGTTGGCGAAGCGCTAAGACTTCAGAGCCTGCACCTGCACCCATATCAATTCCTTCTGTAACAGGAACATCTGGTTGCTCAGTTGGTGCGTAAAGTGGAGTTAAGGGAGTGCGTGGTACAGCTGGAGCCTGTGAAGCGGTTACATCTGGAGATGAAGCAAGAGGTGCGCCAGACTTAATAGCCTGTGTTTCTTTACCTTCGCCGTAAGCGATAGAACCTAGTTTCATTTCTGGTGTTCCAACATCGGTGCGCTTTGAGTAGGATCCAGGACCAGAAACACCCGCTATTGGGTTATCAGCCATCTGTTTCCTCCTGTAATGTTTCTAAATCTTGTGACATCTTTTCCCACGCTTTGTGGGTTTGAGTTGTTCTATTAGCATTATAGATACTGAGTTCATATAATGACTCGAAGAATGTTTGTGCTACTTGCGATAAATTAAAAAGTGTTTCTGTAAATATAACTAAGAAATCTGTCCAGCGTACAGGGCGACGTATCTTTTCATCTTCCATCACCCTGTACACCTTTCAGTAGTTATTAAGCCTTCTTGCCTTTGCGACCTGCTGGAGCGTAACCGAAGTCAACTTTGCCTCCCTTTACAGATCCTGCTTTAGTGTCAACCTTAACTGGTTGAACTGGAGCTGGAGCGTGTGATCCTTTATTCATTTTTTGCACCTCCCTCGGTTATGCTGCACCGGTGATACCGGCTAGTAGTGTGGCTATATCAGGTTTTTGACCAGCAGCAGGGGCCGTACCACCTTGTTCTTGTGGAGGTTGCTGCGAGGCAGGGGCGGGGGCCGCACCTGCTGCTGGAGACATAGGAGGCATACCTGGTGCTTGCATCTCAGGTTGCGCTGGTTGTGCTGGTGGAGTGAATACTTTTTCTACAATGGACTCTAATGAAAGTCCTTTTTGACGGCCTGAAATAACTTCAGCAATGCGAGTAACAACTTGTGTCGGGTCTTGACCCTGTGCCGCCATCTGCGGGATCGCTTGCGCGTACTGTGCGACCGCGATGCGTAAGGAGTCGCGCATCTCTTCAATATCCACACGTTGTTCTTCTTGCGTAACATTGATCTCTACCGGTAACTCTCGACGTACGTAATCTCTGGAAACGAGCTTATCCGAACGCATCTGAAGTAGAGCGATGACAGCGCGATTAGGATCCATACCAGACATAATGCCATAGCGAACATCCACGCCGTACTCGCCTTTGATGTCGCGGGATGGAATGTATTTAAGTGTATATGGGGTTCCATCGTCTGTTCCCTTGATCGTCTTCTGGATTGATCCGAAGATCTTCTCATCTACTTCAAAGCAGAG